GCCGAAACTTTGCTGAACTAACTGCATCCATTGAGCAGTGTTATTAATATCTTGCTTGGCTTGACCTTGACTTAATGGAGATACAGAACGAACCTTTACTTGTCTGCCATTTACAGTAGGTATTTCAATACGACCTTGCTTTTTAAGAATATAAATAACCCTTTGTAAAACAGGCTGGACTAATTCAGATTGTAATCTACCAAATGCAGAACCAATTTGCCTTGATAAATCAGCCATACGTTCTGCAATTTCTGTTGCAGTTGCCGGAGTCTTATTAGGATCACCAAGCATTTCATTATACAAAGCTCTCTTAATATTTAATCTCATATCATTTAAAACAAACTGACTAACATCAAAACTCCCTGCTGCCCTTATTGGTTGCAGTCCAGCAGAGTTAGGAGCTTTAGGAATAACTGTTCCTGGCACTAGACTAATTGTATCTGGATTAATAATACCATCATCGTCTAATTGATAAATGCCAGATATAGCCATTTGTGCATTTTCCAATACTAACTGTACAGTAAGATTAGTAGTCTTAATTGCAGACAAGGCATTCATAAGTGGCCCTCTTCCGTAAACTTCCCCCGCACATTTAGACCAGCGAAAACAAATAAATGGATTAGATCCAACTCCCTTGAATGAATCAGAGGAAAGAACATCCTTATCTCCCATTTCAACAACATAAGATAAATAAGCATCTTCATTAAGTTTAGTATAATCTTTACAAATAACTTCAAGAATACTTGATCTTGTATCTGGACTATTCTGAATTAACTGAATTAACTTAGGACTAAAATCTGCATTAGGATATAAAATAGGAAGATCAGAATATCTTACTTTTCTCTCACGAAAAATATGATCTATCTTATCATCAGGGCCAGTATCAAGTACAACATGAGGTAATGGGATAGCACTAAAATTTACTGGATGAATCGCATCACCTTCAGCAACATGAAGAACACCAGTGCCAACAGCCAAGTCCATAAATGATTCATGCACCTCTTGACCGAAGTTTGAGTTTTGTAATACCTCAAAAACATAATCAGTTACTTCATCCAGATCATTATTAACTTCATCTCTCTGTTCTTTAGGAACTTCTGAACCAGCAATAAAATCAGCCCAACGTGCAAAGTTAGGAACTAAACCAGCTTGTAATCTTGATGCAAACTCCTGTACACCAACCACTGCCGTTTCATCAAATATCTTTTCATCTCTACGCTGACCAACCGATTCTGTATAAAAAGATTCTCTTTGAGGCATAGAGTATTCGTAACACTCTTCAAACAAAGGAATAAAATTATCTCTATGAGTTTTAGCTTTCTCATACTTCTTTAAATAATTATTTGCTATTTCGTGCATGACTACTCCTTAATATTTTGAGTAAAAACCTTTACCACCAGAAGGCCCAACAATTAAAGACTTAGCTCTTTTGGTGCCAGATGTTCTCATTTGAGTTCCAGCCATTCTCCTTTTTAAAGCAGTACTCCCTTCACTCGTATCAGGCATAAGTGATCTGGTTGTACTTGCTAAAGATTGTGTCCTAGTAACACTACGCTCTAAGTTCTCTTGTTTTAATCTTTTGCGTTCCTCTTGTTCTCTACGCTTCTGTTCTTTTTGTGCAGCTTCCACCTCTGGATCAACTGTAGGCGCACTGCTACCACCAAAACACATTGTACAATCTCCTTACATCCTTGACCAAAAATTAAATCTTTGCGTTATCGGTTTTCTTTTGAATATATCATAATCTCTTTTAGCATTAAACGAAGAGAGGGGTTGTTGTCCAGCAATTAATTGCCTACCCTCACCAGCCCCTAACATTAAATACTGTAAAGCATCATGAATATGCGAATACATATTCTTCTCAGGCTTATCATCATAACGTTCTCCAGATACTTGCATCCTTCTATAACAGTATCCACCTTGGAATCCTTTGATTAAAGTAGGGCAACGCCTGTCAATCATAAATGCTGGACTGCCATCTGACATCTTTGTTAATTGAGAACCTACAGACTCTAAACGTAAATCAACACTATTAGAGGGAGCTGGTATTGCTCTTAATCCAGCACCACGAAGAATCTGAAAAGGAGTAGACTCATCCGTTTGCGCTCTAAAATCCCCTGCTGGATCACCAATAATATTCACATCCAATCCATTAAAACGAGTTGCTATCTCTTGTCTTAACAATTCAGCAAAACGAACAATACCCATATCAATCGCTACAATCTCTGATTGTATTAACCATCTTCCTCTTACCTTCTGACCAAAGACAGCAGC